CTCGAGTTATAGCAACGTTTTCGTATTTTGCCATGTAATTACTTATGTGTTTTAAGTCCAAAAAAAGTCCCGATTGTTGGCTAACCACACTAAAACTGCGGTGTCAAGCGTTTTAATTTGTTGTTCAAGCTTGTTATAATTTCTGTATTTTTCTTCATAGGAAAGCTTGTTAGATTTCTTAGTTGCTTTTGAAAGCTCAATATCTGATTTGTCTTCGAGTTTCTTACGACCTTCTTCAATGTATTTTACGTTCTTCTTAATCTCGTTATAAAATTGTTTGTGGGATGGTTGTGATTGCCAATTAACAAAACCATCAACTACTTCTTCGTACCAAAAATCAAGAATAAGAGCAAAATTAGAATCGACAACCAGTGAACAAATATCTTTATATTCATGACGCTTACAGGACTTGCGCCACCGAGGAAAGTAAGGCTTAAAAAATCTTTTTGTAGTGTATTTTACGTCTTGGTATTTCATATACCAGAGCTTTAGAAAAGCATATACAGGATTGTCCCAACTAGATATCCAATGCCTAAAAAACCATTGAAAGAAATATTCTTGTCGAACAAAAGCATAAAATTTGTCCCATTCCGATTCTTTCTTTTTAAAATCTCCAAGATTTACCTGAAGACTAAACGGAACAAGATACCAACCATTACGTTCCCGTTTTTCTTTTGGAAGAGCTTTATAATCTTCTACAGTATAAACACTACCAGCTTCTTGTGGAAGCATAAATTTAGAACTAAACAGACGCTTTTTAAACATATAAACTATGTTCCTACAATCTATATTGAAGGGCAACAGCTTATTTTAATGTAAGAAGGTACTTTAGTCTGTTAACAACTGCAAGAATTTCATCTCTAACATTAAGAAGATCAGTGTCCTTTTCAGGGTTTAACTCTTCTACAGCTGATGTTGAAAGGTATTCTGTAACTTCGTTTAAAACGTTATCAATATCTAAGCTATCAGTATTTAAAAGCTCTATTGATGTACCAGGAGACAGTGATAATTTTTGATACTTTCCAGAATAAACTTCTACTAAAGAATCAATTAAATCATCCAATTCTTCGTATGTCTTACCAAATGCTTTATGTCTAGCAAAACTATCAGTCTGCCAATGGAGTATTCTTAACTGATTCTGAAATTTAACAAGATTAAGAATAGTGTTTTCCACAAACTAAAAGATATTAGGGATTAGGGCCAAATGCTCCAGGAGTACCGATTGTTCCAGAGAAGCCGTTATTTGTTCTGTTTGTTAAGCGCCAGAATTGATAAGCAATAGTTGCTTGAACAGTTGAAATTGTTCCATTGTCCTTAACATCGTATGCAGTGTCAGCAAGAGACTGAACATAAGAACCGAATAAGGTATATTCTCTCGTAGGTGCACCACTCTTGTCAAGCAACCAAAGAATTACATCACTTCCCTGTGCAGGTGTTGCGTAAGTTCCAGTGGTAGTACTATCACTGAATGTGTTGAAAGTACTAGCTTCAAGTATATCTCTAATTCTATAACTTTGGTCACAGCGGAAAGTTACATTGTAACCTGCAGAACCAGGATAGGAAGCGGTACCAGGAACGTTAAACTGAAGACCCATGTAAGGAACTTGGATGTTGTTAATCGTACGACCAGGAAGAGAAGCAGTTTCAACATAAATCAAGTCTCTAACTGGATCTAAATTTAAGTTTCCAAATTTGACTAATTGGAATTGAAATAGACGAGCAAAGTCTTGTTGCTGAGCTGTTCTGTAGAATGTTTGGATGTTGTTTGCCATATGATTATTTAATCGTTATTAGATGAGTTCTTGGAAGTTTTGTCCAGTACGTGTTGCGATAAAGTTAACTAAGATGAACTCGGCTGTTCTTACAGGCTTCAAGTAAATATCAACAATAAGTTGATTTTGATCAATGATGTCTGGAGTATTGTTTCGTTGGTCTACTACGATCAGATAGTCATAAAGACCTTCTGTGTTCTTAGCAAAGTCGAAGACTGGAGTAATAGTGTTCTTCAAACGAGTTCTTGTGAAATCCGTATTGGGTTCAAACACAAAGTACTTTAAGGATCTCTGAACAGAACGCTCAAGAGACAGGAAGAGTCTTCTTACATTAATTCTGTCAAAAGCTGTTGGCTTTGTCTGGAGTGTCTTCTGACCGTATATTGCATAGCCATCTCCATTAAAGAATACTACTGGGTTTGCAGCAATTTCGTACAATCTGTCTCTTTGCTTTTGATTTGGATTGAGAGCGATGTCTATTGCAGTAAATGTTCCACGGTTGAGTCCACCTGGAGCAGACCAAGGCTGTGCAACTTGATCGTTTCTAGCAAATACTGCTGCAGCATAGCCTGAGAAAGGAACCCATACATTTCTATTTGTGAAAACATCATTTACCTTTACCCAGTTAGCGTAAGCGGCAGCATAGTTTGAACTGGACTGTCCAATCTGAGTCTTAAGATTATTGAATATTGTTGTAAATGTACTATCGCTCTGATCGATAACTTTGCTGTCGTTACCGCTGACGAAAATTTGTCTGGAAGGATCGACAATTGCAACACAATCTTTTCTTGTGTTTTGAGCAAAGTTGACAAGTTGGTTTGCTACAGCTGTCCAGTACTGGTTAAGGGCAGATACATCAGAGACAAACAGTTTTCCATTTGTTTCGAAGGAGGATACTCCTAAAACTTGCGTTGTTGAATAAATTGTAGAAAGTCCAGCATCAACGATAACGTCAACTGTTGTGTTTTCTGTGGATTCGATTGTACGAAGAGCCTTGTCAAGCTTCTTAGTAACGTCACCGATAACCTTTGTTGTATCAAGGTCAGCTACGACTGGTACATAAGTTCCGAGAGGGAATAAAGCCTTGGCACTAGAATTAACACTAAGCTGGGCTCTTGAACCTGTACTTGTATTATACCACTTAGCTGTAGATACTGATGGATTAATATATGCTTTGATTGTTGAAGAACCTGTATTGACAGTTTCTTCTAAGAAAGCATTTGCAAGAGTTCCACCTGTTGGGCTTGTTTGGAGTCTTGTGGAGTCGAGTGAGCCTGTGAACTTTTCAACATTAATAATCGAAAGTAGGTTTGCATCAACAGTTGAGCGACGAACCTTGAACACCCCCAATGAAGCGTGATCAGAATATTCGTTTGTACCAAAGTCATAAAAGCCTGCCTTTTGTAATCCTTCTGAAACGCTTAAAACTCCTCTGTCACTATCAATGTCTGTTGCTGATAGTTGGAAATCAAGTCTGCTTGTCGATGCATCAGATGCTGTTGCTAAAGTTGTTTGCACACCGTTTGCAGAGAGTGTGTTGATCTTTGTTACAGAATTATAATTTACTGAATCCCCAGAAAGACCTAAGTTGCTAGCAAAACCAACATAGTAACCTTCTCCAAGCTCGTTAATGGATGTCTGAAGATCGTTAAGAACGATAAGACCGGCAGTTACTTGATTTTGTGCTCCGACAGCGCTGAACCCTACGGTTGAAGTAAGGGCCGATGTTGCTACCCAAGTAAAGTTGCCCTTTTGGATTGCTTCGTAAGCTGAAACAGAAAGGGTTTGTACTGTTGGTGCACCAAGTTCCCATTGGACGTCTGAATAACCAACAATAGTGGCTGAGAGAGCGCCAGTACCGGATAGAGGAGTACCTACTCCACTGGAAACTGCTGGATAGAAAAGACCGCTGTAAGCATTAGCGAAACCGTTTCCGGAGTCAGCACCATACGGAAGACGAATTGTTGTGAGAGTGGCTGGAGAGTTTAAGACTTCACGGCAAGTATAATAAAAATAACGTTCAGCTGAAGTAACAGGTGTTCCGTAGATAGACTCAAGTTCACTTACAGAAGTAATGAGAAGAGGTTCTGTGGAAGGACCTTGAGGAGCAAAGCCTGGAACAACAACGCTAGTTCCTGTAGGAAGGTTTGCTCTGAGACTTAAGTCTTTTTCGTTAATTTGTACACCGGGTGAAGAGATTGTCAATGCCATATATTTTACTTATCAATTTTTAGATTATTTTTTTTATGTTAACAGGGAGTTGATTTAGTAATATTTATTTGATTATACTGAAACTGTGCTGTTGTTTCCAGTATTTCTCCGTCTCTGTAAGAATAGTTAATGCCACCAAGTGTTGTGATGAAAGCGTTAGAATAAACAAATTCTGCTACAGTCTGATTGTATTCGTTTAGAGCAAGAATAGAAAGATTTGTTTGGTATTCGGTATTATTTCCCGCCTGTATAATATCCTGCTTGGTTATTTGATCTAAAGGAGTTCCATCATAGTTAGAATATTTTGGATCATTTAGTAAGGCAAGCCACTTCCACAACACGTAGTAATTTTTGTATTCGTTGTCCACGACAAAATTAACTGTTAGAGGAGGATAATTTGGACGAGAATGAGATGAGAAGTTTGCACTCTGTCCACCATATCTAGCTTCAACTGCTGGAATATTAATATCTGGAACAATTGTTCCATACACACTCATTTGTAAGCTCTCAATGTCTAAAGAAGAATCCGTATTGGCTCTCTTTCTTAATAACGATGGAAGTTCTAATACAAGAATAAACTTGTCTTTAGAAGCTCTGTTTAAAGAAGATTGTACTGTAGGATTGCTCATTAGCTAGAAGGAAGAAACGGTGTGAATCCCATACCCATTAAGGAATCCATATCCATATCGTCGTATTGATACTTATCGTATTTTACTTGTTCTTCGGGAGTAAATTCTAATTTAAAAGGACGCTCGTGTGTTTGAATATTATTATCCGGATTTGGATTAGTAATTACTTTGGAGTTTTCGAAATCTAAACTTTTCAATTGAAAATTATCGGGGTTGATAGCCCAATACCCATTTGAAGTAATTTTCATGGGTTTATTTTGTGTATCATATTCAGCAATAGTAAAATATTGCTCGCATAGTTCTGATTCTAAAATGAATAATGACCAGACAAGGGCCATAATCCTATCATCAAAGAAATTATCACTCCGTTTCTTAAAGATACCGTTTGGCTGTCTAACAAATGTTTCGAATTCTGAAATAGTTGTGGGATCATTGATAGCTACTACCTCAAGGTGATTGACCCAATATCTCATGTTCTGAATGCCGTCAAATTTAATATTAG